CACACGACAAGTTGGCAACGTCTCTTACTTTTTCTGATGGACAGGAATTTGATTTTTTTATTGCCGGAGAATGGGGAGACGGAAGCCCAATAAGCGATGACGCATATGGAATTGACGGATTTTACAATTACATGAACCGAACGTTTGACAATGTGTTTGCAATTACTTCTGTTGGCGGACCGTACACCGTCATTCCACATTTTGAAATAACGGGGGCATGATTATGGCAAGCCAGAAATTTCATTTTAAAGGATTTACGTTGATCAAAGGTGATATAAAGATCAAAGTAAGTCTGGATAGATTTAGTTCACAGTTTTTAGACGCACAAAGGACGCTAGACAATCTAATAATGAAAAGTATGGACCCGTATATGCCAAAGCAGACTGGAAATTTTATCCAACGAACGAGAGCAGCGTCAAGTTCGATGGCAGGGACAGGACGAGTTGTCGCGGCAGAAGCACCAATGGGACGTTTTTTATACGAAGGAAAAGGCATGGTAGATGAAGTAACTGGCTCGCCATGGGCGAGAAGCAAAACAAAAAAAGTGCTGGTTTCTGAGTTTGGTGGAAAAACAAATGCGAAAGAAAATTTGACTTTTGCGACTAACGTAAATCCAAAAGCTGTGCCAAATTGGTTCGATGCTGCAAAAGAGGCAGATTGTAAAAAGTGGATAAAAGAAACTAAGCGTGTTGCCGGGGGTAAGTGATGGCAGAAGAAACTAAGCAAATCCAATATGATATTGATGGTTTTGACGTGATTACTTCCGCGCTGATGGAACTGGTCAATCAATTTCCAGGTTTGCAGTTGGGAGATGCAGAAATCTCATTTTCTACATTGGGTGAAGATTACGGAATTGCAGTTTTCCCGACTTCTGGTGCCGTTATCGACAGCCAAAAAGAAAGCATTACCGGACACGTTACGCAGGTTTGCAGATATCCGTTTTGTGTGGTTTATAGAGCCGCCAATTTGTCAGAGTCAAGAAAAGCGGCGGTTAAAGAGTGGCTGGATAATCTGGGCAGATGGCTGGAATTACAGGAGATTACAATCAATGGCGAGAAGTCACGATTGACGGAATATCCGACATTGACCGGAAATCGAGAAATTCAATTAATAATTCGACAATCTCCGGGGTATTTGGATAGCATTAACGAGAATCAGAGCGAAAATTGGTTAATTAACATCGCTGTTAAGTATAGAAACGAATACGACATTTAACATTTATATGAAGCTGAGCCGGAGCCAAGAGCCAGAGCCTTATCGACATGGTAAGACTCCGGCTTTATTTTTTATCCAAGAAAGGAAATGAGACGATGGCAAAGTTAAAGAGAAGCGCACATGCATTTTATGTTCAGGGTGGAAGTTCAACGAAGTGGTATCTGGTAGGTAAAGATATCGACGATATGAGCGTTGATATGAATGGTTCATTTGAGACGACAAAAAATATTTTGGGCGAAACCAGTGTAAATGACACCGGGTATGAACCGCAGATTTCCGTCACGCCATATTACGCAGACCCGACAGATGAAATTTATGAGTTCTTACTTGATTTGGCAATGAATCGAAAGTCTGGAGACGATTGCAAAGGAAAGTACCTTGAAATCATTGCGGAAAGCGCCGAAGAATCTGCTCACAAGGCATGGCAGGAAGATTGTAAATTTGAAATCGTATCCTATGGAGGCGATACCAACGGATTTCAGATTGAATACAATGTTCTCACTTGTGGGAATCGTGTTGAAGGGACTGCAACAATTGCTGACAAGACACCGACTTTTAAAGCGTCAACCACTCTGTAATTTGCAATAAATAAGGAGATGAAGTGATGAACCAAGAAAGAACGACGTTGTCAATTGATACCGGTGCAATGATAATCGATATCGAGGATACCGGAGGCGATATTATTGGACAGTTCAGATTTAACCCTAACGATTTTGATATTGTTAGGCGCTATGAGTATGTCGCAGAAGAATTAAGAAAAATTGTCATTCCGGAAGATGCCACAACCAATGATCTTTTTACTGCTACAGATAAGATCAAAGAGCTGTTTGATTATCTTCTGAATTACAAGGTTTCGGATTCGATTTTCAAAAAATGCAATCCTTTGACGTTGACTGCTAACGGCGATTTTTACGCAGAAAATGTATTAACCGGAATCACTAATTTGATTGAAAAAACAATGGATACGCGATTAAAAGCAAAGAGAGCAAAAATCGCTAAAGCAACGGAAAAATATCATGAATAATTCGGTATGGGAACTCCCCGCCTGCCTTACGGTGGGTGGGGAATCTTGGGATATACGGACTGATTTTCGGGCGATTTTGGATATTTTAAAATATTTCAATGATCCAGATTATGAGATAGATGAAAAATGGGAAATCTGCCTCGATATTTTATACAAAGATTATGCAAAAATGCCGTATGAGCTGAAACAGGAAGCAGCCCAAAAAGCAATTGAATTTATTGACATGGGCATTAAAGACGATGGGAAACAGCGCCCATGCTTGATGGACTGGGAGCAAGATGCACCAATGATTATTCCTTCTGTCAACCGCGCCATGGGAAAAGAAATCAGAGCCTTGCCCTATTTGCATTGGTGGACGTTTCTTGGCGCGTACATGGAAATTGGGGAAAGTCTTTTTTCGCAAATTATCCATATCAGGCAAAAAAAAGCAAAAGGGAAAAAACTTGAAAAATGGGAGCAGGATTTTTACCGTGAAAATAAAAATCTGATTGATTTGAAAAAGAAATATTCAGAAGAAGAAGCCAAAGAACGGCAGGCACTGTTAGATTTGTTTTAAAAAAATAAGGCGGTGATGTAAATGGCACAACAAGCCGATGGGCGAATCATTATTGATACAGCAATTGAAACAGACGGCATGACCGCCGGTGGGAAAGAAGTAGAAGCAGCTGCACGACGTATGGCTGATCAAGTCGATAAAATTGGAGATTCAGCAAAAACAGCGCTTGAAAAACAAGCGGAATCTTTTGTAAAGCAAAATCAAGCTTATGCAGAATCAGAGCAAAAGATTAAAGACCTTGAATCTCAAATAAAAAAATTATCAGAAACGCAAATACCGACAAGTGAATTTAAAGAAATTGCAAAACAGATCGAGACTGACGAAGTAAAACTGAATAAATTAAAGCAAGCACAAGAAGAGTTTCTTGCTGTTGGTGGAAAAGAAACTTCCACCGCATATCAGCGTAGGCAATTGCAAATTGAAGAACTGGAGAAGAGTATTAAATATGCAAAAGCTGAACAAGCTGATCTTATCAGTTCTGGCAAGGCATTTACTATGCCAGACACAAGCGCGTTAGAGGAAAAAGCGGCAGCTGAAAAAGAAAAATTACAGCAAAGAAACATCATGCTTGGTTTGTCTTATGATGCGCTGAAAGCTAAAGTAGAATATTATACACAAAAAATAATTGCTGAAGAGGCAAAAATAACAAAGAAAAAAGAAGAAGAAGCAAAAAAACAAGAGGAGGAAGCGAAAAAAGCAGCAGCTGCAAATGCAGAATTAGCGCGTCTTCAAAACACTTTTGATTTTGCCGAAATTGCAGATGCAAATATTGTTAAACTAAACAATGAATTAACAGAATTAAAAAATAGATTAAATGACCTTAAAGCGGCTGGCGTTGGATATGGATTTGAAGAATTTGATAATATTTCTATTCGAATTGCTCAAATCAATCAAGAAATCAAAAATTATGCGGCATCAATCTTGCAAGCAAAAAATGGAGAAAATCAACTCGAAGAAGAAACACGGTCACTTGAAGAAGATGAAGAAAATCTTGAGGAACATACTGGAAAATTAGCAGAAATTTTTTCAACTTTTGGAAATGTACTAGGGACCATTAAAGAAACAATGATAAGAGTTGCCAAGAATGGATTTTCTGGGGTTGAAGAATCGGCAAGAAAAACAAACAAAACAATGGGGACAAGCCTAAAAAAGATTTTAAAATATGGGCTTGGAATCCGTTCTCTTTTTGCTCTTTTAAATAAATTAAGATCAGCAGTAAAAGAAGGATTTGAAAATCTGGCACAAGTTTCTGGCGAGACAAACACAAGTATTTCTTCTGTTTCGTCAGCATTGACGCGACTAAAAAACAGCCTT